GAGCCCCGTGGAAGGAAGATTTAAGGATTATATAGCGATGCCTAAGCCCAATATGTATCAGTCTTTGCATACTACTGTTATTGGACCACGGGGAGAACCATTTGAACTTCAAATTAGAACTTGGGAAATGCATCGTACTGCTGAATATGGGATTGCTGCCCATTGGCTTTATAAAGAAAATCAATCTCAAAAAGATAAATTAGCTGAAAAATTAACTTGGTTAAAGCAATTAAGTGAATTACAGAACGAACTACAGGATTCTAAAGAATTTTTAGAAACAGTAAAAATTGATTTATTTTCAGATGTTGTTTTTGTTTTTTCTCCTAAAGGTGATGTTTTCGAATTACCAGCAGGTTCAACTCCTATTGATTTTGCCTATCGTGTTCATACTGAAGTAGGTCATCGCTGTATAGGGAGTAAAGTGAACGGTAAAATAGTTCCGTTGGAATATGAATTAAAAACAGGTGATATTCTGCTTGATGCAGATGATAATCAATATAAAATAATTTTTGCTGCTAAATGGAGTAATCATTATGAGTTGGAGCTGAAATTATATGAGCAGTAGTGATGGGTTTAGTGCAGACTTAGAAGGTGTTGAAGAGACTTTAGAAAAGATTAGTAAATTTGTTATTGCTGAAGAACAAGCTCTAGAGGAAGCATTAGAATATATTTTAAAAAACATGGTTAATTATGCAAAAAATAATGCACCTTTCAATGATAGAACAGGTAATTTAAGAAATTCTATTTCAGCAAATGTTGAAGAAATGCGGGAATGGAATAGTGACACTGATCCAGCAGTATTGAGATCTAAAGCAACTGATTTAGAAGAACCAGTTATTCGAGTTTCAGGAAATGATTATGAAGCTGTTTTTAGTGCTGGTATGGAATATTCAATCTGGGTAGAGCTAAAAAGTGGCTACTGGGTGATACAGGGAGCAATTGATAAGATTGAACCTCTCATAGACCAGTATTTTGCTGGATATCTTGCTGTTGAGAAAATAGATCTAGAGTTTGAAGCAAGTATTGCTTATGCTAAACGAGTTGGTGATTAAATGGATAAGAATAAATTGCTTACACCAATTGTATTAAAGTTAATGAATGATGATGAATTAAATAATATTCCGATGATAAAAGGCCCTAGAAAACCGGAAGGAATAAGTGAATGTATAACTGTCAATGCACCATCTGCACCAATGGATCCTGATTCTACTGCTTACAATGGGACAATATTAATTAACTACTATTGTCCTAATTATAAATCTGGGAATGCTAACTTAGAAAAGATGGGGCCTATAACTGAAAAAATTGTCGAATTAATGCACGATAATTTGCTTAATGTAGATGGATATACAAATTACAACTTTGCTGTTGATGAACCTATGGGGCCTTTGTGGGATAGTGATGAACCGGAAGAACATTTTATGTCTATAAGAATTAAATTTGGATTAATTAAAAATTAAGGAGATGATATAGATGGCAGACACAGCCAAAATTGGTGTTGGACCATGTAGTGTTTCTTGGGGAGCTTCTTTTCCGGTAGATCTTGGTCAAACCAGTGGTGATTTGTCAGTATCTCTTGAGGCTAATACTCAAGAAATAACTACTGAACAAGAAGGGTTAGTTGATGAAATATTATTAAATCATCTGTTGACTGTTACAGTACCTTTGGCTTATACAGATAAAGAAACTTTGGCAAATGTAATGCCCTGGGCTACTTTAGTTGAGAATACTACTTCTGGCGAAAGCAAGCTTGAAATTTCAAAAGATGTAAATAAACAGCTGTCAAATTTTGCTGATCAGTTGATATTGCATCCTTTAGCTTTGGAAGATGCTGATTTGAGTTTTGATATTAATGTGATGAAATGTTACCCAGTTCCTGGTCCTATTAATTTAACTTATTCCAGGACAGGTCAAAGAGTTGCTGAAGTAACGTTTAAAGCACTTGAGGATACTGATGGTAATATGGTTGTTATCGGTGATCCATCAATTACAGCTGGTTAAAGTAAGTAAGCCCCGCATTAGCGGGGTTTTAGTTTTATAGGAGGTTATTAAATGTCAAAATCATTAGCAAGAATAAAAAATATTGAGATAGAAATTATTAAAGGAAATGAAGTTGTTACTAAGACTATCAAAGTCAAGAAAGCACCTTTAGGAAATTGGAAAAGGCTGACTGATAGTGCTAAAAAGATATTAAATATTTTACCGGAAGTCTTAGAAGCAAAGGGAATAGAAGAAAAAGAGGAGATGGAAGCATATTTCGAACAAATGACAACTGAAGATGTTTTGTTGTTATTACCAGATATGTTAGAGGTTGCATTTGAAGAAGTAATAAATATTTTATCTTTAGGGACAGATTGTGACACAAAATTTTTGAAAGAAAAAGTAGGTGCAGATGAAGCACTAGAACTATTTGAAGCTGTAATTGAGGTTAATAACTTAGTTAAGGTTGTGGAAAAAGGAAAAAACTTAATGAACCTGCTGCAGGGAATCAGCAGGAGATAAATTTTGAGGATCAATTTGATAAATTAATATGGGATATTGTTGAAATAACAAATATGAGTAAATTTGAGGTTCTTACTCAAATCTATCCAGATGAGATTAAATATATATTTGATAAAAAGCGAGAGAAAGAAATTAAAAGATACCAGGGTTATTTTAATCAGATTATGGCTGTGGCAGCTGGTATTGGTGGTGGAGATTCTGCCAATGAGTATGTGCAGGATATAATAAGCCATATAAAAGAGTTATCAAACACAGACAATAAGCCTGAAGGACCTAGTATCAATGATTTATATCAAGAGAAAAAGAAATTGCATAGCAAAGAATCTTTATCTGAAGATGAACAGCTAAGATTAAAAGAGTTAAATAATAAGATTAAAGAAAAACTTGATCAGGAACTTGGTATTTTCAAAAGTATTGCTCCAGGAGGTGATAGTTAGATGGCTAGTTTAGGTTCTCTTGTCTATAAAATAAAAACCAATAACTCTGATTTTAAAAGAGGTATGAATGAGAACAGAAGAGAAATTAAGCAGTTTGATAGAGAAGTTAAGAAAAGTCAGGGTACACTAAAAAAATATTCTGAGAGATTTAAACAGGCTGGGATAGCTTTAACAACCTTTGGAGCAATTGTGACTGGAGTTGGTTTTAAACTGGCCAGGTTGGCTGCTGATGCAAATGAAATTCAATCAAGATTTAATCATGTATTTGGCCAGATGGCTAAAGATGCTAATAAATGGGCAGAAAATTTTGCTGAGAATTTTGGACAGTCAAGATCTGAAATCAAGTCAATGATGGCAACACTCCAAGATACTCTAGTGCCTATGGGTGTTGCAGCTGATAGAGCTTATGAATTAAACAAGAGGATAACTCAGTTAGCATTAGATATGAGTTCTTTTGCTGATATCCCTTTGAAACAAGCAATGAGTGATATTCAGAGTGCTCTAGTTGGCCAGTCAGAACCAATGAGAAAGTATGGTTCTATTCTAACTGAAACCAGAGTTAAACAATTTGCACTTGCCAATGGCATTGTTGAGACTGATAGAGAATTAACTGAGCAGGAAAAGATTCTGGCCAGAGTCCAGTTAATGTTCCAGGATATGAATAAAGCCCAGGGTGATTATTCAAGAACAAGTGGTAGCTTTAATAATAGACTCAGGGCTACTGGAAATAGGCTTAGGAATATTGGTGAAACACTTGGGAGCTATATATTACCTGAGTTTAATACACTCTTAGGTTATGTTGAAAAGGCTGTTGAATGGTTTGGAGGTCTACCAGTAGAGTTACAAAAGAACATTACTAAGTTTGCTTTATGGAGTGGCATTATAGCTGGTATAGTTGGTCCTTTAGCATTAATAGTCGGTTATTTACCTCAAATTAAGGAAGGTATTGTAGGATTAAAAGGTGCTTTTGCAGCATTTGGACCTGGGGGAATGATTGTATTAGGTTTAGGATTAATTGCAAAGTTGATATACGAAGGAAGAAGACAAGTAAGACTAATGGAAGCTGATGTTAAATCACTGACTAAAGCTGAATTGCAGAGAAGAGAAGAATTGATTAAAACAAGAATTGAAGAAAATAAAGCCTGGATAGACAAAGTTAATTCTGGAGACAGCAATTCAATATTAGGTGATAAGTTAAGTAAAGAGCTAGCTCAAAAAAGAATAAATGAACTGAAATCTAATTTAAGCGAAACAGAAAGTGCTATTAAAGAAATTGAAGAATTAGAGGATAGCCTATCAGATTTAAACTTGCCTGAAGTTTCAGTAAAATCTGGAGAAGCTAAAACACCAAGACAGCTTTTAGAAGAAGAGATGCAATTATTTAAAGCCCAAATGACATTAAATCAGAAAAATATTGATCAGTATAAAAGATTCTTAGAAAACAAACTAAATATGACAGAAAAATACAGCACTGTAACCAGAGCTATGATTAAAAGAGAACTGGACAATATCAATCACGAATATGAACAGGCTGAAAAGGAACTAAATAGATTAATGTCAGAAGAAAACGAGGTTAGTGCTGGAGCAATTTCTGGAATAATGGAAAAGTACGGTCTTAATGAAGAGTTTGGCAAAAAAGCAGCTGAAGAAATTCAAAATGTGGTTAATAAGACCAGAGAACAGATAGAAGAATTAAAAGAACAGCGGGCAAATTATTTAGAAGATACTGAGATGTACGAAATATATAATCAAATGATAGCAGAAGTATTAAAGCAGGGCAGTAAAGAGCAAAAAGAAATTATTAATAAGTATTTAGATGAACAACAAGAAGAAGCAAATGAAAAGCTGCAAAAACATTTAGATGAGAGACTTGAATACTGGAAACAATATGATAAGGCTGTTAAAGAAAAGTTGGCCAATGATAAACAAGAAGAAAAACGAGCAGAAAAGCTAGCAAAAATGTTAGAGAACCCTTTTGTAGCTGCTATGAATAATATGGGGATGGCTATAGAAAAAGCTAATGAACAGTTTCTTGATTGGCAGAATAATCTTGTTGATGGTTTAAGTAATGCTATTGCAAGAGGAAAAAGTTTATCTGATGTCTTTTCTAGTATAGCAGATCAGATTTCTGCAATGGTAATTAAAAAAGCAATAGTGCAGCCTTTTGTTAGCTGGGGACTCGGTGAGCTTGGTATTGAAGTTGCTCATACTGGAGGATTAGTTACTTCAGCTGGAGTAATACCTAGAATGCATTCAGGTGGTCCAGTTCTTAAACATGATGAGGTTCCGGCAATACTACAGACTGGAGAAAGAGTTTTATCAAGAGAACAAAACAAAGAGTATGAGAGTGGAAAAACTGGACAAAAAGTTGAGGTATATAATATCCAAGCAGTAGATGCACCATCTTTTCAGAGGTTATTAGCTCAAAACAAGGCTAGTATTATTAATATAACAGGTGAGGATATTGCTAAAAACGGTCAGCTTAGAAAACTAATCAATAAGTTTGGAAGTGGATAATATATGGCTTTAGAAAAATTTAATTATCAAGCAAACAAATCGTATAAAGATGGCATTGAATTCAATACTTTAGTTACCGAGTTTGAAAGTGGTAAAGAACAGCGTAGAGCTAAAGGGCTGCCAAGAAGAACCTTTACTCTTGAATTTGAAAAGTCAACCACAACAAGCTCAGAGGCTCAGGCAATATGGGACTTCTTTGTGGCTAGAAAAGGTAAGTTTGAACCGTTTTTATGGGATTATACTAATGCTGATGGAGTTACAGAAGAATTAACTGTGAGGTTTGACCAGGATACTTTAGATCGTGATGTATTTTTTAATGTAATGTATTCTCATGGCTTGAAACTAATTGAGGTGATATAAATGCCTAGAACATTATCATCTGACATTATAGCAGAAAAAGATAGGGATTATAACTGGCCAATTGAGTTATATCAAATATTCTTAGATGAAGAGACACTGTATTACGCAATGTTTCCTGAAGATATTAATTTTTATGATGAGAATGGAAATCCACAGACTTATTATGCTGCTGCAATAAAAAGAGATACGGTGAATAAAGATAATCAGATAAAACCAGACACAACTACTGTCACTTTTGATAATGTTGCAAGAGAATTCTCAGCATATATAGCCAATACTGAATTTGTTGGGCGAAAAGTTACCATCTGGAAAGTTTTCAAAAATGCATTAGGAAGTCCTGAAAATTATATTGAGATATTTACAAAAGGAATTGTTGATTCTGTTTCAATAGATGAGCAAAATTTAAGAGCTAATATTGTATCTAATCTTGATGCTTTAGATATTGAGCTTCCTGGAGAGACATACCAAGTTAATTGTAGATTCACTTTTGGTGATGAGGCTTGTGGTGTCAGTATTCCATCTAAAACTGGTATTATTGATAGTGTATCTGGAGCAATTATAAATGATAGTGATATAACAGAAAGTGCTGATTATTGGAAGCATGGCTCAATAAATGTGGGTAAAGAGAGCAAAAAAATTACAGCAAGTGGAACTGGATTTATTGAATTAGAATATCCTATCTCTAATGCTCAAGCAGGAGATAGTTATGATCTAAAGGCTGGTTGTGAT